AGGGTACTCAAGCACCCTTTACAGGCACTCTATTCGACCCGACAGCAACTGCTAAAATTATGGCTAATAAGAAGTTCCTAAAAGAAGAGTATGAGCTTAAGCTCGGCTTTGAGTTGCAAAAACAACAAAAACAATTTGATTTAGATCTTTCTCAAGTTAAAATTACTCTTGATACTGAACGAGAGAGTTTTCAAAAGACACTTGAAGTCAAAAATAGAGAAATAGAGCAGCTGAATAAAATTATTAAAAAGAAGCCGGGTACAAATGCTTTAGTGTGGGGTGTCATCGGTGGATTTGCAGTGGGCGTTGCTACTACTGTTGGAATAACTTATGCGGTGAACAAATGAAAAAAACATTAGACGAAATTGCAAAATATGAAATCGCAATATCTAAGAAATATGGCAAGGAAGCAATCAAACACCCCAAGGCTGACTGGGACGATGAAAAAGAAAAAGATTATCAGCAGCAGATCAAAGATTTGTACGAAAAAGAAAAAAGACAACAAGAAAAAAATGAAAAAATTGAAATGGATGGTTTTTTAATTTCTAAAAAACTATTTAATAAAGATAACAATAGGAATTGTCCTGTTTGTCACTCATATTCTTTTGAATTAAGGGATGATGTATACATGGCAAAATTTGATTGTTGCTTTAAGTGCTACATACAGTGGGTCGAAGGTAGAGAAGATCGTTGGAAAACGGGCTGGCGACCGGGAGATAAAAAATGAAAATCACTAAATCTAGATTAGTACAAATTATTAAAGAAGAAATTGAAGCTATTCAAGAGCAAATGCCGCCCGAAGACGCTCTCGCAGCATTTGGTCAAAGTCTATCGGGGGGATCAGCCACTATCGATGGTGAAGAAAAATCTTTAGATAGACTAGAAGAACCAGAAACTCAAGCAATTCTTGACATTATTGGATATTTAAAAGATCCGACATCAATTCCTGTTTCTACCGGACCCGGCGCACCCAAAGGAAAAGATATCGTCGATCAATATGTCAAACTAAAAAAAATGAAAGGTGCCGAAGCTGAAAAAACTTATGAAGAAATCATGGATGTTCTTTCTCAAGTTGCCGAACCTTTCAGAAATCTTAAGCAGGGTGTTGATGTTGGCGATACACCATGGCCATCATTTACTCAGGCACTTTATATGCTGAGAAGGAGAGCAAAAGGCTCTCCAGTAGCATTGGGATTGGCAAACAGCATAATTCAGACTATCATTAACCGTGTAGAGACTGCCGGTGATGCAGGTAAGGGAAATTATGGCGTTGGCGGATCAATGGGACTTAAAAATATTGAAGGAGGCTTGTCATAATGGCAACAACATTAGAAATTATTCAAGGAATTAATCAAGCGGCAGCTAATGCTTACGACGGTGCTCATAGCGAAAAGTTAGTTGTTGGAGACACCAAGGAAATCGGCCTCAACCGAGAAGAGGGTTGTCCAATTATCGACAGTCGAGTATCTGACGGCTTCGGTGTAAAAATCATCGGAGATATGCTACAGATTAATTACGAGGCAAACATTCGCCTCAAAGATGTCTATGCAAACGGATTCGAAGAAGAATGTGATAGAAAATTAGCCGCAATCGCTGATTTCCTAAAGAAAGAATTCAGAGTTATCACCGGAAGCAACCTATCTCTTGCTCCGCAAGGCGAATGTCACTGTTTTGTACAACACACTTCAAGAGTAAGAACTTTCGTTATGGCACACAGGCTTTATAAGATCAATGGAATGCAGGGTGTTGAGACACTAGGAGAGGGTATCACTGATCCTATTGATGTCAAATATCATAAATTCCTCAAAGAAGGATCCTTCGAATAGAGGGTGGGATGTCTTATACACTATCCAAAAAAGAGATAGTAGCTGAAATATTAAAGTGTGGAAAAGATCCCGTATACTTTATTGACAACTACGCCAGAATATCTCACCCAATTGAAGGTCTGATACCTTTTAAGACTTACCCTTATCAGGCAGATCTGTTACAAGACTTTAATGACTATCGATTTAATGTCATTCTAAAAGCACGACAGTTGGGCATCTCTACAATAGCAGCCGCCTATGTTGTGTGGCTGATGTTATTTCATAGAGATAAAAATATTCTTGTTATGGCCACCAAGTTTAAAACTGCTTCTAACTTAGTAAAAAAAGTTAAGGCAATCATGAAAAACTTGCCAGAGTGGATTGTAATTTCTGAAATATCGATCGATAACAGATCTTCTTTCGAGCTTTCTAATGGCTCTCAAATCCAAGCCGCTTCGACTTCCGGTGATGCCGGTCGTTCAGAGGCTCTTTCTCTTTTGGTGATTGACGAAGCCGCACACGTTGAAAACTTGGATGAACTGTGGGCTGGTCTGTACCCTACGATTTCTACTGGTGGTCGAGTTATCGCCCTAAGTACACCGAATGGTGTAGGTAACTGGTTTCATAAGACATACACAGAAGCCGCCGAGGGTTCAAATGATTTTCACCCAATCAATCTCCCTTGGGATGTCCATCCCGATAGAGATCAGGACTGGTTCGCAAAAGAAACCAGAAATATGTCTCGCAGAGAGATCGCTCAGGAGCTAGAGTGCAACTTTAATACATCTGGCGAATCAGTAATCCACCCAGATGATATAGCTTGGATTGAGCAAAAGGTATGTGAGCCAAAATATCGAACCGGTTTTGATAGAAATTTGTGGATATGGGAGCAGTATCAGGCAGATTGTTCTTATCTTCTTGTTGCAGATGTAGCCAGAGGAGACGGTGCGGATTATTCTGTTTTCCATATCGTTAAGCTAGAGACAATGGAGGTAGTTGCCGAATATCAAGGAAAGCCAAATCTAGATATGTATGCTACCATACTTATGCAAACTGGGAAAGAGTTCGGTAATTGTCTTTTGGTTGTCGAAAATGTTGGTATTGGTATTTCTGTCTTGGAAAAGCTCATAGATTTGCAATACCCCAATCTTTATTACTCGATAAAGGGATCGCACGAGTATGTGGACGGCTATCAGGCAGAAAATAACAACTCTGCGGTACCCGGATTCACAACCTCTTCAAAAACTCGTCCATTAATCGTAGCAAAATTGGAAGAATTCGTCAGAAACAAACTAATTAAGGTATATTCGGTTCGTTTTTCGAATGAATTACGAACTTTCATTTGGCATAATGGCAAACCTCAAGCGATGAGAGGATACAACGATGACTTGACAATGGCACTAGCAATTGCATGTTGGGTTAAAGACACAGCACTCACCGTGAACCAAAGAGAGGCAGATTACAAAAAAGCATGTTTAAATTCGATTATAAAAGTCGATACCAAAGTTAATACAACGATCCCCGGAATGCAGGGATACAATAGAAAAGAAGCCCTAGACGATAAAATGTTTAAAGCAAAGCAAGATTACGCTAAATACTCATGGTTAATAAAAGGATAGAAAATGGCTGATAACAAAAAGAACCCAAATAACCCACAATCGGAATTATACAGAAGACTGACTAGACTGTTCTCCGGACCAATTGTAAATTGGCGAACACAGATGAATCGAAAGATTAGAAGAACAGCTTTGGATAAGTACGCTACAGACTTTAGGTCAGCAAGTGGCCAGCAGTTTAAAAAAGCGGAATACTCCCCATTTGATGTTATGCATTCCAAAATCATGGCTCAACAAAATAGAGCCGAAAGATATATCGACTATGAGCAGATGGAGTATATGCCAGAAATTGCTTCGGCACTTGATATCTATGCCGATGAGATGACGACACACTCTGCTTTATCGCCAATGATGCATATTGATTGCCCTAACGAAGAAATTAAATCTGTTTTGCAATCATTGTATGAAAATGTCCTTAACATTGATCACAATCTTTTTGGATGGTGTCGATCAATGTGTAAGTTTGGAGATTTTATTCTTTACATGGACATTGATGATCGCTTCGGGGTAAAGTCAGTAATTCCAATCCCGCTTCGAGAAGTCGAAAGAATG